ATTTTGGGTAAGAACTCAGGGCTTGTTATGGACTCCATCATGTTCGTAATTAAAGTCGAAAAGGCCTCGAATAACTCGGGTCCCTTCTCGGCCAACACAGTTACAAAGTTAACAATCGCTTCCGCAAAGGCGGTCACTAAACGAGGTAGAACTTCTACTATAGCATCGGCGACTATCGGTAGGGCCACTGCTATTGCACTCGCACTGCCCGCAAGAGCCACTAGCCCAGCGGCAGCTAAGAATATACCAAGACCAAACCCGAAGGCCGCCAAACCAATTAGGCCTATGGCAATGCCTAAGGCTAATAATACAGGAACCACGGGTGCCAGTAGATAACCTGCAACGCCTATAATAACGAAAAACGCGCCTATGACAAGAAGCCCCTTAGCTAGGGATTGCCATCTTATTTTAGCCAACTCTGTAAGGGCATAAGCAAGAATAACCATAGCCCCTGCCACAATAGCAATTGCTCCCGCCGCGGGAAGACTTTGAGGACCCATCACTTTTGTTATGCCCGCAATAATAAGTAATGCTATAGCTATAGCCCCCATCCCTTTCAGATATTCCACAACACCTAAGGTCGCCATCTTTTTTATTGCTTCATACATAATAAAGATGGATCCGGCAATAACAGCAATTGACGCGGCCGCCTCGAGCATTCCTTTTGGTTTAACAAGCCTAGAGAAGCCGCCAAAGGCAAGCATGATCACGCCAACAGCGGCCAGGCCCGTCGCCAGAGTGACAAGATCCATTCCGCCTATTTTCTCAATAGAAAACGACAATAAGAATATCCCAGCCGCCAGGCCTATCATATTCAAGCCGAGTTTTTGGGCATCCTTACTACCCCACTTACCCATAGCTATTGCCATTCCACTAAGAGCTGTTAGAATAATACCGACAGCCGCACCACCCTGTATCAATACGTCTTCATCCATCTGACCCATAATTTCTACGGTGCCTGACAAAGATCTTAGGGCTTTACTCAACCCATACATCGTAGCTATTATAGTTAAGATTTTGGCTTCGTTTCCAGCCAATTTAGTTATCAAAATAACCGAAGTCACCATCCCTACTAGGGCCCCACCAAGCGCTCCCACTGCTGTGGTTAATTTTATGGGGTCGATTTCCGCAACGGGTTTTATTGCTACCGCAACCAACCCCAAAGATATAGCAATACCAATCATAAGAAGTGCATTTGCGGCAGCCGACTTAAGATCCAGGTTACCCATTACTCTGGTCGAGCCTGCCAAAGCCAAAGCCATAGAACCTACAGCTGCGGTGGCTACGGCAAGTTTTTCACTAGGAATTGCACTTAGTAAGAATATAGAACCCGCCAAAAGAGCAATAGCTAGCGCTACGTTCTTAAGAGCCTCAGCTTTAAGCCCAAGAGCCATACCATTTAAAGCGTTCTGAACACCTTCCAAATCTTCTACAATCGCGTCTCCTATATCGCTGTCTCCAAATATAGCATCTAAGCTAAACATATCAGCAAGCTTACGAAGAGCTAAAATGAAGCCCCCCGCCAGGCCAGTGTTAATGAATTGAAACAGTCTATCATAGTCGATATCGGTCTCTTCACCAAAAATATAGTCCCACAGCCCAGCAAAAGCTTCTTTAAGAGCCGCGCCGAGCTCTTTTGCGGCTTCTTTAATCTGAGTCATATCTGGAAGTAAGTTTGAAATACCTTCTCTAGCTTTTTCGCTACCGGTTCCGATCCAACCGAAACCTTCTTTAGCTGCCGTAATAAACTCTTCCCACTCAGCTTTTACATCGAAAGAGCTAAAGGCTTCAGCAAAGTCTTTAACTATGTCTGAGTCTTTTATTTCATCTATAAACTCTTTTATCCCATCTCCAAGCTCAACAAATTCTTGTTTGATCTCATTAAGATCAATATCATTGAACCATTCAACAATGTCCTGAACGACATCTAGCTTCACAATCTCGTTGTAAAGCCACTCTGCGCCTTTCGCAGCTAGATAAAAGGGAGCCACTATGGCCGTAAGAACGTTTAGAAAACCCTCCCAAACCTTGGCCGGGTCAATCTTCTTTATCTCTTCAAACGCCCAGAGAATAGTAGCAATAATCCTCTGAACAATTTGTAACTCATTGAATTGCTTGACTAAATCCTTAACCCACGCAATGAATTCCTTAACATGTGTTATAATATTGGCCACTACCGTGTCAAAGAACCCGGTTTCTTCGGCCATATCTCGGAAGGCCACAATGGCGTCTCCCGCACCGGCGAGCATGTCTACAAGCCCTCCACCAAGCCCCGATGTGATTCCTGTAAGAACTCCAAAGGGCTTTAATACGGCCCCCACAACCATAAATAGAATACTAAATATAGCAGCTATACCACTAACAATGCTTTTAAATGGGCCTAACTCTTCCGTAGCGTTGAAAATCTCGAAGGTCCACTCGTTAAAACTTCTTGTTAAGTAATACAAATCAAACCCGCTGAGGGGTTCAAATATGTCGGTTACCGCCTCTATAAAGGCTTCTAATATGTTGGCCCCGGCATCTAAAAGATTAAACAGGGCTTCTATGGCCTCTGTTCGACCACCCATACGATTCCAGGTGGTTAACAACTCGTTTCTAGCGTCGGAAGATGAGGATATAAATCCACTAAAGAACTCACTAACTTCTCCCCACAACTCTTGTGCCTCGTTGAAGTCACCAAATATGAATTTCCAACTCTGAGCCCATCCACTTTGAAGGGCTTCGTTTAGGGTGTCCATTAGACCGGTTAGGGTCTTAATTTTGGTAGCGGCATCTACAGCCATCGTTGCTTGTTCTTGTATGGCCGCGATTTGTTCCTCAGTATACCCAAGAGCTTCTAATTCCGCATCGCTAAGGTCTCCTGTGAACTTAGCCAGGGTATCCAATAGGATTTCTTTTGATATCCAGCCCTCTTGCAGGGAGGCTCGGAAACTTCCATTCTTTTCTAAAATATAATCTACGTTGACGCCGTATGTTCTTGCTGTGTCGGCTAAGGCGTCTTGGAAGATTTGGCCACCCATTCCAGCATTTACGACACTGTTCCAGTCTTGTAGTTTAAGCGATCCCGTGCCTATAGCCTGAGATAACTGATACATTGCCGTTGAGGCCTGTTGAGCACTTGATCCTGAAATGGCCGCGATATTCGCAATACCCTTAATCGCCAGGGTGCTGGTCTCTAGATCAACCCCGGCTGTTGTAAACTTACCGATGCTGTCGACCATCTGAGTGAAATTATAAATGGTTAAATCTGCGTATGTGTTAAGTTCATCTAGGGCTCCGCTAACGTCTTCCAAATCGGTTCCGTGCTTAGCCGTGTTTGCTAAAATGGTTTGAATGGCGTTTAGCTGGATTTCGTATTCTTCTAAACCGGTCACAATGGGCGCCACAATCAATGCGTCAGCCAATTTGGAGGCAGCACCAACTATAGAATCGGTTATTTTCGTAACCATATGCGCCGCGGCGATACCAACAATACTCATCTTATTATTGATGGAATCAAGCGCGTTGCTCATCGGAGAAAAGTCTACATGCGTAGCTTTTTCTAATTCAGACAAGCTTCTTTGTGCTTCGTCCATCTGGAAGGATCTTTTAAGGGCACCCAAATCATCAATAGATTGACGGATACCTTTACGAAACTCGTTAGCTTCAAAGACCATTTGAACAATTCGACGTTCAACTGTGCTGCTCATGGTAAGGCCTCCTTAGCCAATATATTACCTATCATATCATAAATAGGATATAAGGCCGGATTAATAAAATCTCTTCCCGGCAACCAATATCCATTCTTTGTACTGTGTCCATACTGTAATAGAAGTACTAGAGGAGCAGAGCCGGCGGGTTCACTATTCATCCATGTAATTGTGTATCGCTCTCGATTTCCTTCTATTTTGTACGACCACTTACTAGCAGTTTCTCCGGTGTCGAATGGAGTCGCTGCCGCTAATAGATTGACGCCCATCTCTCCAAAGTTATGTAAAATAGAGAGGGGGTCGAACTTGTCTAATTTGTCGAAAAATTTGTGCGTGTCTTTAAAATCAGGTTCGTCAATTCGTATCATAACCCTCGTCTCTGTTTATTTAAGTCGGAAATATGCCTTCGGGCGTCCAAAGCAGACATTTTATTCTCTTTGGCAGGTAGTTCTTTAACACTGCAAACATCAATAAGCATTAATAACCTATTAAAATGCCATTTATGACATTCCAGTGGTATTCCAAATTTTACCATCCAATAATATATAAGCTCTGATGTTATGATATTTCTGGATGATCTTTGTGATCCGAATCTGTAGACAGTTGTTGCCGAATGTTTTTTATCCATATACTCAGTAATCTCGGCGTGATGGTAAGCATATAAAGTTTCCGGAATATGCGGAGCAGCGCCGGTCAACATCATACACTGAATATAATAAATTTCCTCGGCGTGGCCCGTCATTCCTGGTACAACCCCCGTGGTTGGTAAAAACGGTTTCTCCCAGTGAGCTTCCCACTTGGAGATAGATATGAGAGAATGCTCCATACGTACGGTAACGGGTTTTACCGTAAAAAACATCTGCTTCTCTTGATCGAAGAACTCTTGTTCGTCAACAGTTATTGTAAGCATTCTCTCATCTCCAAAACTACTCTTTAGGCTTAGGCGCTGTCGAGATCATGATTCCATTAACAAACGCCGCGGCGGCATCTGCGTCTTGGATTAACTCCATGAATAGAGCGCTGTACGCCGCTGAATGGAAAAATGTTTGAACGGCGATGGGGTCCTTCATAAAGTGTCGTCCGTCCTTAGACTTCTCGCCATATGACGCACGAATCACGTCCTCAAAGAGATCCAAAACCTGCTGGGGATTCTCTTTCGGATCTAGAACTTTTGTTATTCCCGCAAGACCACCTACATAATTAGCGTCCAAACGAATGATTTCCGCCTCTGTTAGATTGAAATATAACGTGTCGGACCCCTGTTCTCCATTGAAATCAGTGAATTCTACAACTTTCTTTAACATGTCTCAAATCTCCTTTTGATTTTTTTCTCCGAATTTTTACTCGGGGAATTTTTTTAGCCCTCAAACTCCTAACGCTTGGCGGAATTCATTTGAGGGCTTTATTAAACTAAATATTAAACTAAGAGGGCGAATAGTGCGTTTGGCAAAGGAAGCGCAGCAGATCCTGTACCGCCCCACAATGCCTCCTGCAGCGCTGCCAAGTTCGGAGCCGATAGAACCGACTCATCAAGAGTGATCTTCGAAAGCGAGGAGAAGCCGGTGGCCGCGACCGGAGTCGTGGTGAAATCCCAGCTGAACGTAACGGCTTCGGGTGAATCATTTACGGTTGAGTGCTGAACCTCGGAGGGTTTAGCAAGACAACCATACACAATATGAAGCTTATAGTTAGCCTGGGATCCTTCAGCATCACTTCCCACGCGACTTCGCCAAGAAAGGCCGAACTCACCGCGAGTCTGCTGACCGAGAATAACACCGGGGTCGGTGGTATGCTCAAGCATCCCCATCGCCTCAAGAAACTCGTCGGGGAATGTGTATGCCTCGAGAGATCCTTCAAACGTCTCTGTAGCGACCAATGCCGCGTACTTCTCATTATTAGCCCACAGATCGGTCACCTCAGCGCCCCCGGGTTTCTCGGTAACACTGATAAGACCTTCCCAGGCCACGCCGGCGGGATAAGTCCCGGCGGATTTCATATATAGTACACCGCGATCAACACCAGATTCGTATTTCTTATCTGCGGATGCACCCCAAGTTAGGATTGCCATAGTTTATTTTCTCCTATGTTATTGAATTTATGGATAAAGTAAAAACATCGTGAACGATGTCTTCGTGAGTATAGGACCGATTTCCAGAGATAACAATCCAGTCTATATCAAATATAGCTCTTTTATTGGCGTAACCAGGAAGCTCACTTAGAATCGCGACCTGATATCGGGTTCCAATAGTATATGGTTTGTTACTAGCCCAAGTCGGTTCCTCTGCCTTGGGTTCATAAACTATACATGGATAAGACAGCTCTAAGTTTCCGGGAGGACTATAATATATCGGTAGGTCCGGAAACGCTGCCTCCAACTGAGAGTGTAATGTAAGTCGTGTTGTGTTGTTATCCATTGTATTTACCCCCAAGAGTCAGTTCTACGCGAGGTCGCTTATACTGTATGGTGCGTACGGACCAGTTTCGGCCCTGCCAAACAATATAAACGACCTCTGTAAAATCAATTGTTGAGTCTTCGGGGGTAATTATACTAAGAACATGTTTTGCTGAGACCGAGTCTCCAAGTTCATGATTTGACCATCGCGCGCCTATAAGCCGCATTTCTCCAGATACTTCAACCTCCTCAATGGTGGGTGTAAATATGCCTGGAGCGCCTTCTACAGC